CACAAATGAGTGGTTTATTTGGGATGCTTGGTGGTGGTGGCGGTGGCGGTTTTGGATTGTTTAGCAGTTCAACTGATTTCAATAATGGCGCAGGGTTGCTTGGTGGATTTTTTGCCGATGGTGGCGACCCACCTGTTGGCGTTCCATCTATTGTTGGCGAACGCGGCGCAGAATTATTTGTTCCACGCACAGCAGGCACAATTATTCCAAACAATCAATTATCATCAATGATGGGCGGTCAGCCACAAACAGTTTATAATGGAACGGTAATACAAAACATGAGTGCTATTGATACGCAAAGCGGTGTTCAGTTCCTTGCTAAAAACAAGAACGCTATATTTGCCGCTAATCAATCAGCGCAACGCGGCTTGCCACAGTCAAGGTAGAATAAAATGACAACATTAAACACAATACTATCTGTTGCAGAATCGGTTGGTATAAACGACCAACGCTTTATTGGGCAGGTGGTATCACGCAACCAACGCATAAGCACATCCGAAATTCTTACCGTGCAACCGTTTGGCTTTGAAATGAAGCCAATGTCATATTTACTTTATAGTCAAAACCGACCTTTGCTTAGTGCATTGCGTGAAGCCGACAAAGCAACGGAACAATATCTAAATTTTGGTTCAACTGGATGGGTTAATTATATTGCCTATCAAGGCGGCTTATCTGAAGCGCAAATTGGTGCGTGTCAATGGCAGACATCAAGCGCAAATAAAACATTGGTTCTAGGGGCATTGCCAGCGATTGGTGGGGGTATTACATCAAGCACGGTCATTGTTAGAACGGGCGATTTTTGCCAAGTAGGTCGTTATGCCTATATTGCAACCGCCGATGTGTTGCGTGGTAGCGGTTCAACAGTAAACATTCCCGTTCATCGCAATTTAATTACAGCCCTAACAAGCCCTATGCAATGTGTAATTGGGCAATATGGAACGACCATTGCATTAGGTGGTGGCACATTTACGGGAACAACCTTTTGCGTTATCTTGCGTGAATATCCAACTTATACATTAGTTCCAATGACCAATGATAGTTTCATTGCATGGAACGGCACTTTTAAAGCGTTTGAAGCGGTCTTATAATGCAAAACATAGTTCCTGTTCAAAATACAAATAACATCCGCCTAGCGGATTTTGTGCGCGTTACAACGGAAGTTTTGGGCGTAACAACCGTTTCATTATTTTCAACTGCGCCTTATGCAATTACTGTTCCATCCGTTGATGCCAATCCGTTTAATGGATTATCAGCCTTGGTGCAAATTGGCGATGTTCAGCGTGATATTAAATCAACAGCAAATGAAACATCGGTTACGCTTGTTGGTATTGACACGGCATTGCTTGGTTGGGTTTTAGGGCAAAACATTAAAGGTTCAAAGATTGAAATGTGGCATGGGTTCTTTGACACAAACAATGCTTTGATTACAACAGGCGGCGATGGTGGACTTTATAAGTTTTTTACAGGCTACATCAATTCATTCACCATTAGCGAACAATGGATGGAAGAAATAAGGCTTTTTGTTGGCACAATAAATGTAAGCGCATCAAGCATACAAATTATTCTGCAAAACAGAACGGCAGGGCGTTACACCAATGACAATGCTTGGCAATTTTTTAATGCTGGTGATACATCAATGGCGCGTGTTAATTTTATTCAATCCATCAATTACTTTTTTGGTAAAAGTTCAGACCCAAACGCTTACAATACATGATAAGGCTTGCTAACAAGTTTGATAAAGACGGCATCATGGATTTGATGCGATTGTTTAGGGATGAAAGCCCCATTCAACAATATAAAGATTTAAACAATGTTGAATATATAAGCCGCTTGTTAGACAATTTGATTGCAGGGCAAGGCGTAATATATATTGAAGAAAATGTTGGCATGATTATTGGTGTAATTCAGCCAACAATATGGTGCGATAAAACCTTTGCTTTATATGAGTTGGCTTGGTATGTTAAGCCTGAAAATAGAAACACAAGCGTTGGTTATAGGCTTTTAAGCGCGTATGTAATGCACGCTAAAAAGTTAAAAGATGAGGGAAGAATTAAATTGTTCACAATGAACAAAATGATTTCAAGCCCTGATATTAAATATGAAAAGTTTGGGTTTACTAAAATAGAAGAAAGTTGGATTCAATGATTAAATTTTTACTGCTTTTTATAGTTTGGTTTACCTATTGTTCACCTGCATTTGCGGTGGCTTCACTTATTTTATCCACGGCATTTTTGGCAACAACGGCAGGCGCAATAACCGCATTTGCAATCAACATGGTTGCAACAATGATTATTTCCAAAATCTTTGCGCCAAATAGCCCAAATCAAAATCAACAGGCTGAACCAAATCCCGGCAATCGCCAACAACTTTCACCTGCGGGCGATAATAAATTACCTGTTGTTTATGGTTCTGCATGGGTTGGCGGCATAATTGTTGATATGTCTATTTCGCAAGATAATCAAGACATTTATTGGGTTATGGCATTAAGCGAAGTTACCAATAGCGAAAACGGCAACACGCCCGATGTATTTACTTTTGGCGATGTGTATTGGGGTGGTAAAAAATGCGTGTTTGGTTCAGGCGCATCCGTAGCAAGTTTGCTTGATGAAAGCACAGGGTTATCACAAGATGTTGCAGGATATATGGATATTTATTTATATAGCAACGGTTCTAATACGCCAACTAATAGTGGTTCAAGTGCAATAAGCGTAATGAGTTCAAGTGGTCTTGTTTACACTTGGGATAGTAGTAAGTTAATGTCAAACTGCGCTTTTGCGATTGTGCATATTAAATACAGCCAATCACGCAATCTTGTTTCATTAAATGCAACCCGTTTCCAAGTAAACAATCCGCGCAATTCAGCAGGCGATTGTATGACTGATTATTTAACTAGCACAAGGTATGGCGCGGCAATAGACATTATAAATGTTGATACTGCAAGCATGACGGCATTAAATACATATTCCAATGCTTTAATTACATACACACCTTATAGCGGCGGTTCATCAACACAATCACGCTTTAAATTTAATGGAACAATTGATACTACACAAAAAATAATGGCTAATATTCAATCAATGGCTGATTGTTGCGATTGTTTGGTTCGTTATTCTGAAATTACATCGTTATGGGGCGTTATTGTGCAAACGCCAACTAATACTATTGCTATGAATATAAACGATAGCAATATGGTGTCTGCCATATCAATTAGCCCTATTGATTTATCAAATTCATTTAACATTATTGAAGTTAAGTTTCCTGACAATTCATCGCAAGATAGTTTTAACAGCGCAACATTTGATTTGGCGGTTGTTAATCCTGCGTTGTTATTTCCAAATGAACCTGTAAACAAACAATCTGTTAGCCTGCCGTTATGCAATAATAATGTGCAAGCGCAATATACAGCAAATCGCTTTTTAGAAGCGGCGCGTGAAGATTTGCAAATGCAAGTGGACATTGATTACACAGGTTTGCAACTTGATGCTGGCGATATTGTTACCGTTACTAATTCTAATTACGGTTGGGTTGCAAAACAATTTAGGATTGGTAAAGTAACGCAAAAATTTAATGATAGCGGTCAAGTTACCGCCACATTAAGTTTGATGGAATTTAACGGTGCGGTTTATGATGATGTAAATGTAACGCAATTTACACCATCCCCTAATACGGGTATTGGTTCACCAATTACTTTTGGTGTCGTTCCTGCACCAACTGTAACAACAAGTTTGCCATTTGCCGCTAATCCTGCATTTAGTGTTCAAGTAGTAACATCAAGTGCAGGCATTACGCAATATGCTGAAGTTTGGTATTCAGCCTATCAATATCCAACATCCGCACAGCGCATCCTTGCTGGCACGACTGAAGTTAATGCTAATGGCAACCCTTATGGTCAAGGTGTTTTAATGCCTGCCGTTCAACTGTTTAACATACCTGCTGGAAACTGGTATTTTTTTAGCCGCATGGTTAATAGTATTGCATCAAGCGATTTTTCTTTAGCATCTAGTGTTTTGCAATGGCGACCAACAACATTCCAATATAATGAACAATATCTGTCTATTGCTTATGCTGATAGCATTACAGGCACAGGTTTTAGTTTAAACCCACGCAATAAAACTTATTTTGGTTTATATAATCAAGCATCAAGCACACCGTCAAGCACAGCAAGCGACTATAAATGGTATTTAGCCGACCCTGCTTTTGGCACTAACATTTATTTAGCCTACATCAATTATCAAAACCGCAAATTTGGTTTTGATACTGATTTTGCCATTTATGCAGGCGGAACAAATGTGGCTGGTAGTGGTGGCGCATTTGTTCCAACAACAACAAGCAAATTTGATTTCCGTATTTGGTCAGCATTACCTGACGGAACAAACATAATTGATTTAGATAGGGCAACAGGTCAAACAATTATCACGGGAATGCCATCGGCAAGCGCAGGTCAAATTGCTGTTCAAAACACACCTGACGGACAACTGGTTGCATCATTAGCGGAATTTTTGACATTCCCTGACGGCGGTTCAACTTATACAAGTTCAGCCGCAACCATAACGGTTGATATTTATGGGCGTATTGTTGGCTTTTCGCCACCTGATAATTTTTATTTTAACCAACAATCATTTACGGCAACAAGCGGTCAAACTGTATTTACGCCAACAGCAAGGGTATCGGGTTATATAACAGGGCAAGACTTAATTTTTAAAAATGGATTGTTACTTGATACAAGCGAATACAGCGAAACAAGCACAACCTTTACATTAAGCGTAGGCGCAACAACAGGCGACATTATTACTTGCATTTCAATGCGTGCGGTTGCGGCAGGCAATACTTATACAACAATCAATTTAACCGTTGCATCATCATCAACCAATACGGTTGTTTGGAATAGCGCAACAATGCCTTGGCAACTAATTGATGTAGGCGACATTATTACTTTTGCTAATAGCGGAACGCCAACACAATACACAGTAACAGGCGTAAATTATTCAACGCGCACCATTACATTTTCAACAAGCGTAACTGTAAGCGCAGGCGCGACAATTTACCAATACAGGGCAACAGGCAGTTCTTATCGCGTGTTTAGCCGTTGGGCTTTTGATTTAACAAGCGCAAGTAGTTACACGCCAACTGAATGGGCGGTGCATAGTGCGTATGAATTGTTATTTTTAAATGGAACGGTAATTAATGAACAAGATTATGATATTACAAGCGGTGCAATTGCAAACTTGCCTGCAACTGCAACTGGGAAAATGACTATGATACAATTTAGCGCAAATAACTTAACAACACCAACTGGCACAATATCAAATGTTGTTGCTTACGCATCTAGTGGGGTGGTAACATATTCATTTAATTTTAACCCATTGTCGTTTGCTTTATATATAAATGGGGCTTTAATGAAACAAAGCACAGATTACACAATTGGCACTAACAGTTATGTATTATCAACAAATACAAATGGTGCTAGTATTATGCAACAACAAACATTTGCATCTGTTGGTGCGGCATAGGGGATAAGATGACACAAGCATTTAATTTAAGTCAGTTAGCAAATTATGTAAACACAAGCGGTCAGTTAAATGGCGCATCGGGCATAACAGGAACAGTTCCTAGTGCGACAACAGCAGGTTCTATTTCAAATGCTAGTGGATGGAATATAATTCCTAGTGGAACAACATTGTTTTTTAATTATAATGGCACAAATGTTGGAAAATTAACTTCAACTGGTGTGTTTACAACATTAAGCGATATTGTCGCAAATGGAACAATTTAAGGAGTAAGAAATGCCAACATCATTAGTAAGTACTGGGGTTCAATTCCCAGATAGCACAATTCAAACAACGGCGGCTGGCGCAGTAACAACGGCGGCAGTAGGAACAGCAACAGCAGGATTGGCGGCAGGTGCAGTTGGAAGTTATGCTTTTTTATCAACTGCAATCAATTTTGTAGCGGTTACTGCTGGAACAAATTATGCAGGTTCGGGTTTGTATTATTCCGCATTAGCGGTTCAGGCTAACGATTCGGCTGGATGGGCGACAACTGGTGGGGCAGTAAACCAGCAAATAGCAAATGGTGGATTTAGGGGTTCAGCAGTTAGTGGAACATGGAAAGCATTAGGGACATATACAGGAGCAGGCATTTATTATAGTAAAGGATTACTTTTTTTAAGGGTAGCATAATATGAATTATACAAGCGTAACAAATCCTATTTGGTCAGATGCTGAACATAGCACAATAGATTGTCTTGTTGATTTTACAACAGATGATTTAGGTATAGTTCCATTTACAGCCAATCCTTTAGACACAAGCAACCCAAGTTCAAAACAAATCTTTGACGAATGTGTTGCAGGTGATTATGGAACAATTGCTGAATATGTGCCACCATCGCCTTATGTTCCAACGGCAGATGATAATAAAACAACGGCAACAAATTTATTGCAAGCAACAGATTGGACACAAATTCCAAGTGTTAGCGACCCTGCTTTAAGCAATCCATATTTAGCAAATAAATTGGCTTTTGACCAATATAGAAATTCCGTTCGCCAATATGCAGTTTATCCTGTTGCTGGTGATATTGTTTGGTCAATTAAACCGCAGGAAGATTGGCAAACAGTTTAATTAGTTATACAATGCTTTAACCTACAAGATAAAATAAGACCGCGTTTCGGTGAGGGCATCGGCGCGTCATTACCTTGTAGGGGAAAAACATGGCAGTATTTAACAAAAACAGCATTACTCAAGTTTCGGGTTTTGACAACCCATGCATTACTGGCGAATTAGTCTATCAGCAAAAAACCTATTGGAATTTGTCATTAACATCTGAAGATGGCACAACCCCTGTAAATTTAACAGGCGCAACCATTGATGCACAAATTATCCGCAGAACGCTATCTAATGTGCAAGATTCCCGTTATGGGCTTTCATTTGACATTGGCGACTATACCCCAACACCAACAGCCATACCATTAAGCATAACCAACCGCGTTGATGCAACGGGTTCATTTACTTTATTGATTGATGATACATCATGGATTGCCGTTGCAAGCGACCCAAGTTTAGCCATTGATAGCATAAACGGCGCAGGCTTTTCAGGGCGCATTAAAATAAGTTTCCCTGCAAGGGGTGGCGGTGCGACACCTGCCGAAGATAACATTATCTTTTTACTTTTCCTTGTGCGTTCAGACGCAATCGTTAAAGTTTAGGGGGGCTTATGGCAACATTGAATGTGCAAACTGTTCCTAGTAACACAAGCGTTACGGTTCAAGACGCTAACAATTTAAGCCTAAATGTTCAAGGTGGAAACAACATCAATCTTGAAGTTATCCCAACACCAACGCAGGTTGTTCAAATCAATCGCGGTGTAGCAGGCAGGGATGGTGGGGATTTTATCGGCGGTTATCCTGTTGTTATGTCAAGCATACAACCACGCGATGTGGTTATGTTTGGTGTAAACCAATGGAATAATGTTAATCAAACTGAAATAAGCGATGGCGGCAATTTTTAATTAAGGAATTATCATGTCAAATACAATACGAATTAAACGCAGGGCAAGTAGTGGTGGCGCAGGCGCACCAACATCATTGGAAAACGCGGAGTTAGCATTTAACGAAGCAACCAATATACTTTATTACGGAACAGGCACAGGCGGTTCAGGCGGTTCAGCAACTAGCATTATTGCTATTGCAGGTAACGGCGCATTTGTTGATACATCAACAACACAAACCGTTGGTGGCACTAAAACATTCAGCAACACCATTACAGGTTCAGTTAGTGGTAATGCAGGCACAGCAACAGCCCTGCAAACAGCACGCACAATCGCTTTAACAGGCGATGCGACTGCTTCAGGCACATTTGATGGAACGGCTAATTATAGCGAAGCATTGACGCTTGCAACAGTTAATAGCAATGTTGGAACATTCTTAAAAACAACAGTTAATGCTAAAGGTCTTGTTACTGCCGCAACTTCAGCAAACATTAACGATTTAACCGCGCCAACGGCTGATTACGGTTTTGGTGGCTTTAAAATTACAGGTCTTGCAGACCCAATATCAGCACAAGACGCGGCAACTAAACAATATGTGGATAGCGTTGCCCAAGGTTTAGACCCTAAAGCATCATGCGTTGCGGCTACAACTGGCAACATTACTTTATCAGGCACGCAAACTATTGATGGTGTGGCTGTTATTGCAGGCGACAGGGTGTTGGTTAAAAACCAAACATTGCCACAAAACAATGGTATTTATGTTGTTGCGGCAAGCACATGGTCGCGTTCACTAGATATGGATGCTTGGGCTGAAGTTCCAAATGCGTTTACCTTTATTGAAGATGGCACAACGCAAGCGGACACGGGTTGGGTTACAACTGCAAGCGCAGGCGGCACATTAGGCACAACACCAATTCCGTTTGTTCAATTTAGTGGCGCAGGCACATACACCGCAGGCACAGGCTTAACGCTAACAGGTGGTGAATTTAGCATTACTAACACATCCGTTACCGCAGGTTCTTATGGTTCAGCAAGCAATAGTTTGTCAGCAACCGTAAATGCACAAGGTCAATTAACAGCGTTATCAGCACAAGCCATTGCTATTACCAATACGCAAGTTAGTGGTCTTGGCACAATGTCCACGCAATCGGCAAGCAATGTGGCAATTACAGGCGGTTCAATTATTAACCTAACCACCTTTGACGGCATTACTATTGACGGCGGCACATTCTAATTTTTTAACCCTGCTATATAGCAAACAAAGGGATGCCAAATGGCTAATACGATAAAACCAAAACGCAGTAACACCGCAAATAAAGTGCCTAACACATCCGAATTAGTATCGGGTGAATTAGGCGTTAATATGGCAGACCGAAAGGTTTACATCAATAACGGAACAGCCGTTGTTCAAGTTGGGGCTGGCTTATTGTCAGCCCTTGGCGATGTAACTATAACTTCACCAACCAATGGTCAAAGCCTATCTTATAACGGCACGGCTTGGGTAAACGCAACGGGCGCAGGTTCAGGAACAGTTACAAGCGTTGGCATAACGCCATTAACAGGCGTTACAGTTAGCAACAGCCCTATAACAACAAGCGGCAATATATCTGTTGGATTAAGCACAAAACTAACTGCTATTGAAAATTTGTCAGGTGCAGGATTTTTTACGCAAAACGGTTCAGGTGCTATTGCTGGCAGAACAATACAAGCAGGCACAGGCATATCTGTTGCACATGGCAATGGTTCATCGCAAGACCCAACAATATCAAATAGCGGTGTTTTAGGCGTTACAGCAACAAGCCCTGTTGCATCAAGCGGTGGTCAAAATCCTGTTATTAGTCTATCCGCAGGTTATGGCGACACTCAAAACCCTTATGCAAGCAAGACCGCAAACTTTGTTTTAGCCGCACCTAATGGAAGCGCAGGCGTTCCAACATTTCGCGCTATTGTGGCGGCAGACATTCCAACGCTTAATCAAAACACCACAGGTAGTTCGGGTTCATGCACAGGCAATGCGGCAACAGCCACAACTGCTACATCGGCTACAAGTGCAAGCAATTTAACGGGTGGCAATCAAACTGGCAATATACAAGTTACGCAAGGGATATATACAAGATACGGCGCAACTAATCAAACTGATACTAATGATGGCGTAATTGGTGCGGCTGTATTTGGCACAGGATTAAACATTGTTGGAACACAAACAACATCAGGAACAGGTAGGCAAATTCGTCTTTGGGGTTCTGTAATAACAGATGCAGGTGTTTCTTATGTAACAAATTCAGGCACTTGGGGCATTAATGTAACAGGCAACGCGGCAACGGCTACAAATGTGGCATGGACAGGCGTTACAAGCAAACCTAGCAACATTATGTTTTATGAGGGATTTACGCTAAATGCGGACACAATGTCCACAAACAGCACAGGATTTACTTATTCTGTTAATGCCCCTCATACCGGGCCGATTGCACGATTTAGTGCTAATACTGGATATGATTTAGAAATAAATGCTGGATATAACACAACTGGAATTTCATATAGGGCAAGAAATGGCGATGCCAATGCTTGGCAAGGATGGAATTCTTTTATTACATCTGCAAACATTGGTTCACAAACCGTAAATACAGCAGGTCGCATAGATTCATCGGTGCGAAATTACAGCCGCGAATGGATTGAAATGCCAAACTATTCAGGGCTTTATTCCCCTTTAAATGCCGCACATTTTTATCCAAATAATGGTTCATATGGTTCATGGCGTGTGGATGGTTCACGCAATGGATGGAAAGGTATTGAATTTGATGGACAGCAATCCTTAATGATGAATGACGGTGTTGTTGGAGTGCATAGAAATATAGGCGGCGGTTGGCGTTATTATGTTGAGGGAACAAACTTTTATAGTCCAGGCTTAGTTCAAGCATATTGGTCAGACCGCAGGTTAAAAGAAAACTTAATTCCAATTCGCAATGAATCATTAGATATTTTAAGCAAACTTACAACTTATAGATTTAACTGGAATAGCAAAGTTAAAGAATTAGAATTGGATATTGAAGTTGGCAAAGAAGAAATTGGGTTAATTGCACAGGAAGTTCAAGCCATATTGCCTGACGCTGTTGCGATAAATAAATCATTAAATAGAATTAACGAAGATGGCACACAGCAAGATTTTGATTATCTAACTATCAATTACGACAAAATTACGCCTTTGCTTGTTGAGGGTGTAAATTTATTAAGAAAAGAAATTGAAGAATTAAAGATTGAAATTGCTAAATTGAAAGGTCAAAAATGATTACTTATACAAAAAAAATTAGTTCTATTCAGGCTTATAAAGAATTAGACGGCGAAGTTAATGTTGTTTATAACATTTATTGGAGTTTAATAGGAACGGAAGATACTTATACAACTTCATGCCCTGCAATGACCTATGTTCCAACAATAGCAGGTTCATCATTTGTGCCATTTGACCAATTAACTGAAGAAATTGTTTTAGGTTGGATTGATACATACACGCCATTAGTAGTGATTGAACAATATAAAAATAGCGTCAATCAATCATTATTAAGCCAACAGCAATTAGAATCACCACCATTGCCTTGGCAACCACAACCAACACCTGTTGTAACTATATAAAATTAACAAGGCATAATCATGGACACCCAATCATTACTTAACCTTTTATTTTCATCCGCAGGGTTAATCCTTGGTTGGTTTTTACGCGAATTGTGGGCGGCTGTTAAAGAATTAAAAGCAGATTTGGCTAAATTGCGTGAAGAATTGCCAAAAGAATATGTTGCTAAAGATGATTATCGTGAAGATGTAAAAGAATTGAAAGATATGATTTCAAAACTGTTTGATATATTAGAAAACCGTAGGGGCATTTTAAAATGAAACAGATTTTATATTTAACTTTAGGTTTAATTATTGGCGGTTTATTGGCATATAGTTCTGCTTATGCCGATGAAACAACAATAAATTACAAAGGGCAACCAGTATCAAGTGCAATAGCACCATCCATGTCAGCCTTTAGCCAAGATGTTTGCGGCATTGGTGTAAGTGGTGCGGTCAATGGCGGTGTTTTTTCTGTTGCAGGCGGCACAATGATTACGGATAATAATTGCGTGCGTTTGCGATGGGCAAAGTTTTTAAGTGATAGTGGCTTAAAAGTAGCGGCAGTTTCGTTAGCGTGTGCGGCAACCCATGAAAATTGGGTGGCAATGGAAATGTCAGGTTCACCTTGCCCTATTGGTGGGGCGATTGGCGATGCGGCGCGAAAGGCTTGGTATGATTTACACCCCGAATGGTTTGCTGAAATTTATGGTAAGGATTTTGTCCTTATTACCCCTTTGCCTAATTCTAAGGAGTAACTATGCTGAAGCGTATTGTTATGCAGGTGCGTGGGAAAATAATCGCCCCGTCTATTCAAGCCTTGGCGTTGCACAAGGAACGACTATTGAAGCGTGTCAGCAATTGGCGTGTCAGTATTACCCAACTATTCCTGAATGTGGGCAACCTGTTCAACCGTCTTGTTCAGACCGCATGGAGTTTCAAAGCCTTGCTTGCCAACCTAATCATTCAGGTTCAATCAATCAAAGCCGCACTTATCAATGCCAAAGCCAAACTTACACAGATTGGGCAACAACTTCTAATAATTGCACGCCGAATCCGCCAACTTGCAATTACAGCGTTGTTACCGAAGAAAGGCAAAGTTGTGGGGATAACCAAATCGGCGCGGTTACATTTAAAAGGGAACAAAACTGTTCAGACCCATACGGCGAACCAGTTGATTCAGGATGGTTTGAAATTGCAAGGTCGTGCCAAGCCGCCCCTGCAACCTGCCAAACCAAAGTTGAAGAAAGGTCGTTAGCGTGTCAGGATGGCTATATAGGTTCAATATCGCAACAGCAAATAACGGTTTGCGCGACACCATACAGCCAGCCAACAGTAAATCCTTGGGTAGAAACGACAAACACTTGCGTCAAAAGTGCAACAAACCCAACGAATATGGCAAGCCCTGTAAATCCTGTAAGCCCTATAAGTGCGCCGCCTGCACCACCGCCGCCACCGCCACAGGAAGCACCGCCACCGCCTGCCGAAGCAATGCCACAGGAATCAACAACGCAGGCATCAACGACAAGTGCGCCTGTTGCAACAACAACACAAGATACAACCACGCAAACAACAGCACCATCAACAACAGTTCCAGCAGGCAAATCATTTGTCGCTGGCTTTGGGATAGTGTTAAGTTTGGAAATTTTAAACAAGCCAATGCAAGTTCAGCAAATTCAATTGAACGATGCACTAGCCTATCAACAGGAATTGCCTTATGACATCAAACAAAGCCAAGGAATCTTACTTGAATTACTCACCGAAAACACTATTGTTAGTGATTTTTGGGGTATTAGCACCGATAAGTGGAACAATCTATATCGGCATAACAACTTACAACCGAGTTATAGCGGCGACTGAAGCCATTGAAGCGTCAAAGCCTTATGATGATGCCGAATTAAAGGCTGAAGTTAATGCTTTAAAGGTGCAATTATCAGCACAGCAATCATCGGTCAATACCGTTAAAGACAGCATGGTTACAACATCTAATCAACTTGTTTCCATGCAAGAAAAAGTGTCAAACGCTATTGGAACGGCTAACGAAGCCAAGGCTATTACTAACGGCAATGTGCGTGAAACAGCCGCATCTTTGCTTGGCGTGCGTGAGGAAATGAAAGCCACACGCGATAGCATAGAAGCGCAACTTAAAGCCCTTAAGCGGGCAACATCAAATCCATTGGGGAATTAAAATGCTTTCAATTATTTCAGGTTTACTAGGTATTGGTTCATCCGCATTGCCTAGCCTATTAGGGTTCTTTCAGCAAAAGGGCGACCAAAAGCATGAAATGGCTATGGCTAGATTACAAGCAGAACGCGAAACGGCAATGGCGCAAGCAGGGTTTGCATCGCAGGAAAAGATAGAAGCAATTAAATTAGATGAAATTGAAATGCAAACATACGCACAGGAACGCGAAGCCCTGTATGCCCATGACATGAAGATTATGGATAAGGCATCGCAATCCGTGGTTGATTTAAATGGCAAGGTTCGCCCTTATATTGCATTTACTTTTGTTGGCTTGCTAGTGTTTGTTGATTTAGCAGGATTGGCTTGGGCAATCTATACAGGCGTTGAATTTACAACAGCAATGGGTTTAGTATTTTCAGACGATGAAATGGCTATTGTTTCAAGCATAATCGGCTTCTATTTTGGTTCACGCCAATGGGAAAAACACCGTGAAGGCAAGTAAAGAATTGCTTAAAATGTTAAAGCACCATGAGGGCGTTAGATATAAACCATATCAATGCCCGGCTGGTCTTTGGACAATCGGAGTTGGTCATGTTTTATACCCTGAACAAGCAAAAATTCCATCAACCATAGATGGCATGGCGCGGCGCAAAGCATGGAAGTTAGAATATAAAGATAATAGAAAATGGAGTGAAGAAGAAGTTGACGCATTATTGGCTAAGGATGTCGCACGATTTGAACGCGGGGTTGCCCGTTATTTACCTATCCCACTTACACAAGGGGAAACTGATTGTGCTATTAGTTTTAGTTTCAATCTTGGGTTGGGGGTTTTACAGCGTTCAACCTTCCGTCAGGCGTTGTTGCGTGGCGATAAAGTTACGGCTATACAAAGCCTACTTAAATATAATAAAGCCGGCGGTAAGGTCTTAAAAGGCTTGGATAACAGGCGTAAAGATGAAGCGGCGTTGTTTAACCGATAACAATATAACTAGCACAATCATCGCCACCACGCCAAAATTCATTCCACGCTTGATGGTTGCTTGCAGGCATTACATAGCGTTTGCATCGTTCCCTGTAAGCGCAAAGCATCGTTCCATCGGGGGCTTGCCCTGCACATTTGGCTAAATCTTTGTTGCGAAATATAGCATCGTATTTGTCAGCATAAGTGTTGCTAAACTTGCTAACAATAGCATCGCCAGTTATATCGTTTTTACTCATTACATTGCCCTTAATTTATTGCGCGGCACACTATAAAATTCACCCTTACCAACATCTGTTAAGTTAGCATCAATTAAAAAATCTTTACGACTAATAAAGCCAACCACATCCACAAAATCAAAGCCAATTTCAGTAAGAATAAAGATTTCGGCTGGTTTTTTTTCAGACCATTTTACAGCATTGAGATTGCCACCTTGTTTCCTTGTAGATTTTACATCAATCGTCTTGCCAGTTCTACCAATAAGGTCTGCACCAAATTTGCGATAATCACAATTAAAATCAAAATGCACATTAAGCAACTTTGCAACGGCATATTCACTCATTACGCCATCAATGCACATATTTAAACCATTAGCACCCGATTGATTGCGGTCATTTCCATGTTCGCTTGTTATGTTAAAGCGCATTGTGCCTATGACATGAATTAAGTTTATTTCGGTGTCGCTTAATTTAACTATCATGTTTTTGTTTGCAACCATCGCAACCGCTATCAGGAATTCCCTGTTTAGTGTATTGGCAATCGCGCGTAAAAATATAATTCCATGATGTTTTGCCATTGCTATGAAAAACCAAATCATGCTGACAACGGTCAGGCACTAAATCGCTATGACATCCGTTCATAATTTATTAGCCTTTATGATTGCTTTGTTCCTAGCATCAACACAGTTTTTGCATAAAACCCGATTACCAATCTTTTTAATTGCCGGCATTTTTTGACATGACATACACAGTTTGGTCATACAGTTTGCCCTATATAAGTTGCTTTGCTGTCTTTAAACTGCACTTCAACAGCGCAGTCTTGCCCTGTATTTCCATTTAAAAGTTTAAATACTAAACAACTTATAGCAACTAACATTATAATAAACAGAACGACAGCCACAACAGCCCCAACAGCCACATCATTATTCCTTGGGCAATCACAGTTGCGCCCTTGATTACAGTCAATCTTGTTGCAAGGCATCATATTCCCCTTGATTAAGTCTAGCAAACTTTATACCGGCATTGTAACCAATGTCAAACCAAGCCTTTTCCAAATTTTGCTGGTTCTTTTTTTGAAATTCCATGCCGCGTGTAAATGCGCGTTCAATAGTTTCATCAAATTGTTTGTCAGTAATATACATATAGTTTCCTTAAAGCCCCGTAGGGCTGTTAGTTAAAATGGAATATCCGATTCAATTTCATCAATTGGCTTTTCAGAAACAGAACCTGATTTGCTATAAGGCTTTTGGTTTTCTTTTGGCATTGGTTCTTTCATCATTAGCCAGCCATCAAAGTTAATTGGCAGGCTTTCAATGTGAATTGCTTGCCCGCCCGATTTGGTGTCCATTACAACACCGCAACGAATCCAACGGGTTTTATCGTTTCCATCTTTGTCTTTATAAGTTTCGCCACGGGCGATTAGTTCATGGGTTATTGCCATTTTATTTCCTTTAGTTGATTAAATAATTACAGCCATTTAAGTGATTTTAATTGACTGTATGTTTCCGACACTTCATTTAGAAAAGTAATCACATCCTTTTCCGCTTGTTGCAACCATTCATCATCGCGTGGAACGCGAACAATAAACAATTCCAAATCTTCACCCACATCGGGGCAATAGGACACAAAATCCACAAATTTATAAGCATCGCCTAAACAAGCCATTTGCCATTGCATTTGGGCAAAGTATTGGCTTGGGGCTGTTCCGCGCAATACGGTTTCAATGTGATTAGCAGGCGTTGGGCATTTGATTTCAATACTGCCGCCATCAACCAACCCATCGGGGCTTGCGCCTGCCATTTCAATGGTCGGGTGTTGGACAAAGCCAATTTCATCAACCATGACACCTTTTCTTAGTTCATAGGAAGCCCTTGCAAGCGGTTCTAAGGCATTTCCGCGTTCCATGTGGGCGTTGGTATAGGTTTCTGCTTTGCGCCCCGTTAAGCGTTCGCAAACCAGTTGCATACGGTAATTGCGGCGCGTTACCGCTTCACCTGTTTTAACGGTTGCTAATACATCGGCTAGTCGGCTTGCGCTGACCTTGCCCAATCGGGCGGCAAACCATTCATCCGAACCTTGGATTTCGTTCATGGCGTTTCCTTTATTTGTTCGGCAATTTCCCTGTCAAACATTAAACCAAGTTCAGCATCAATGGCATCATCTAAATCTTTGCCATTTTTAACTTCAGCCGTTCCATCGCCTTTTGCATAATAAATAGATTCAAAGCCAACATACTTATCCCAATAGTAATTTTCATCGGGCAATAAATTATTGATAATTGATGGCACAACATCGCGCAGGAAGCGATAACGAACGGCATCGGCGACCAGGAGTTGCATTTCATCATCGGGTAATTGTTCGGTCATTTTTCATCCTTGTTTTGATTTTTTATAAGAATAATTAATTCATCAATTTTATTAACAAGCATTGCCATATCGCTTGCATAATGAAAACTAAATTTTTCAGTTGGGGCAAAATTAAAACCAAGGCTTTTTACTTTATCAATAATTTCCCTTGCGGAAAAGTCACCAATGTTTGGAAATCCTTTTATTCTATGTTCAGACAATAAAATAAGGTCGTCAATAGTATTTACACCATTACCCTTTAATGCGTTTTTAATTCTAGTGCTAAAACCCATATCGTCAATTAACATTATTTTGCATCCTTTCTTTGAATTTGTTTGGCAAACAACCATTTTTCGCCCATCATTTGTTTGCAAGCGGCAACTTTCTTTTCACGCAATTCAACAAGGCGTGGGCTTGGCGGTGCTAATTTATAAAGGCTGGTGATAATCATTTTGCATCCTTTGTAAGTTTGGCTTTCATAATGTCTTTGGTTTTTGTAATGACGGCAAGCGACTGGGCATCTGCTTTGAACATTGGCACAATGGCTAAATACGCATCTTGCAATTCTGCTAAAGTTACGCAGGCATTAAGTCTTTCGGCATATTCATCTGCATCAAGTTGTGGCAGGTCAGACCCTGCATAGATATATAAACCAATGCCAAAGCAAGCAATACATTTAGCAAGGCATCGCATAGTAGCATCGCTGATTTTACGGGCATCGGGGTTGGCAATAGCGTTGTTGCGATTGTCCATGACAGGCAATTGCATCTTCATGGTCTTGCCAAATGCGGTGACATTGCAAAACACCATCATGGTTTCGCCGTAATACTTTGGTTCGGGAAAATCCCATGTGGCAGTTTCATCGGCTTGCAGTAGTTCATCAACCGCCCATGTCCATGACAAATAGGTTAGGTTGCCTTTCTTTTCAGTTTGGGCATTTACATTGATTGCCCTTAATTTTGCATAGGTCATATCTTATCCTTTAGTATTAAGCAGACAGCAAGCAAAGCAAGAAGCCTATGGCTATCATGCTACCGACAAAGCAAACCGTTTCAACAGCAATGTGCAACCAGTTTGTTTCAGATTTTACAACTAAGTTTTTGTAGTCTTTCATTACCAGTCCTTTACTTGGTCAACCATAAATTTTGCATAGCCATCAACATCGTAATTTTCATCAACGAAATAGGCAACTTCACTAATGCGTTTGTTGTAAATGTCGCGAATACGACCCAACTTATCGTCATTGGCATCGTAAAGAATAACCAACACTTGGTCGGCAATCAAATCTGTTTCTTCAACATAATCTGATAGGTTGTGGCTGTTGATTAAGAATTGTTCAACAAGGTCTTTAAGATTGACGGGTGTATTTTCTGAATAATCATCGTCAAATACAGGGCGGATATATTTCATTTTAGTTTCCTTTATAGGGGCTTGCGCCCCATTAAGTTTAGATGTTCAACATAAACATTGCACATTCGCCAGTAAACATTCGCACACCGTATGGATGTTTAGTTTTAACTGATTTGATGATGGCGTAAGTATTTTCATCAACATAATAGTCGGACATATCTTCACCTTGCATTTCGCGTGAATCAATTTCGCGATAAGCGGCATCAAGATTAAATTCGTGGGCTTGTTGTATTTTTTTAGCGTGTGTCATTTTAGTTTCCTTTAATTTCCAAGTTGGGGCTTGCGCCCCGTTAAGTTTAGTTAAGTGTTTTGAATTCTGCGTGTTTGTGCAAGATTGATGTCATTGTGTAAACGCTGTCAGTAACTTCATGTAACTTAACAGCCAAGGTTAGCGGCATCAATTCGTTGTTAAGGTAAGCACCTTTAGTGCCGTTGGCAAATGTTACTAATTGCCACGCGATAACAGGCGCACCGAATTTTAAGTAAGATTTTTTGTTTTGGATTTTTGAAATTTGAAGTGTCATTTTTAAGTTTCCTTTAAGTTTCCGTTTGTGTGTTGCCCAACCACAACTTCATATTACACATGGTTTTATTGTATAGCAAGCGTTTTTTGCATTTATTTTCAATTATTTTTAATCTTTTTTCCAATACCCATAAACAGCCCGTTTGCCGCCGCGTGCCACATTAGGGTAAACATCATGGATGACACCATCAATCATAACCGTTAAATGCTTGCTGACGCTAACCACAAGGCGACCCATTGGTAATTCATCGGCAACAAGGTGAACCTTGCAACCCGACCCAACCAACATGGTTGGTGTCCATGTCCAACCCAACTGTTTCATTAAGTCTTTCCAAACCTTTTTGTTTACGCCATTGTTCCTAGCATCTACATCCTTGCCTGCAACTTGGTTGATTAGGTCGTTGGCTTCAGCGTAGGTCATTTGGGTTGCAATCGCTATGGCGCGAACCACGCAATCCTTTTTTGGTTTCTTAAAGCCTGCGGCAACCATGCCGCCATCGTTATGTTGATATGTCATTTTGTATTGTCCTTTATAGGGGCTTGCGCCCCTGTTAGTTATTTTTTAAGGTCGTTCTGTTCCATGATGTAACAAATCATATTTAGCGGCGTTAATTTATCAGCCATGTAATAAAACACGCGAATAAAAGTTGTGCCATGTTGATTAACAACATAATGCCAATTCATTGAAACTGGCAATTTGCCAAACACTTCACATAATTCCATGCCGCGTTCAAATTGTGATTTTCTTAATGCAATCATTTCATGGATTGTTTTAGTTATAGCCGCAACTTTTTCATTTTCTTTGCGTTCAACTTTAATGATTTCGGCTGATTTAATTGTGTTGCGTAATTCAACCAAATTTTCAATTTGTGCTGTTAATGTTTCAGCGTGTGGAAATACGCTTAAAACTAATGAAGTGTGTTTTGCTTTCCATTGGTGCAAGTTATGTGGAATGTTCCAGTAAACATTGTTTTGTTGTTCTGTTCTGCTTTCCATTGGAAATGTAAGACAGAATTTTTTGATGTCTTGTTTAAGAATATCGTAAGCATGACCAAGATTTTGTAACGCATCTTTTTGTGATGCCATTGAAGTAAAACCTGCTTCAAATTTTTCGTTAGCGCGGTTTACATAAAATTCAACATTGCGTGTCATATAGTTTCCTTTGGTTTCCGTTAGCGTGTTTAACAACCACAACTGAATCTTACAGACCTTTTTATTGTAATACAACACTTTTTGCAATTATTTTGCATTTATTTTTTAATGGTAGAATAACCCCATGACAACTGAACACGCTGAACAGGTCGCAACCGTTACTTGGTTTCGCTACCAATACCCAAAATATGCCAAATGTTTATGGGCAATTCCTAACGGCGGCGCACGACATATTGGAACAGCCGTCAAGTTAAAAGCCGAAGGTGTTGTTGCAGGTGTTCCCGATTTGTTCCTAATGATTCCAAAAAATGGGTGGCATGGGATGTTCATTGAAATGAAAATTAAGGGCGGCAAGTTACAGGAAAACCAAAAAGAATTTATGGGGCTGGCAATTTTGCTTGGGTATCAGTCGGTGGTTTGTTATGGATTTGATGACGCAAAAAACGCCATAACTGCTTATTTAAACCCGTAAAGTTATCCACAGTTTTTAGGTTTACGGCAAAAAGTTATACACAATTCATCCACAGATTTTAGCCGTTTAATGCACAGCATATCCACAAGGCGGTAAGGCTACCATATAGCCGACCATTAAAACGCGCCAAAACGCGTTAAAAGTGCCTTGGTGGGCATGATTAAAGTGCTAAAACAGGCATTTTTGGCTAAAAAGGGGCTGTAAATAAACGCTTGCAAAGTTAAATTAGATAAACTAAGATTCAACAAATCGCGTGGTGGCGATTAAATCTAGTGGGGCTACACATACTAACTGGCGGTTACTAGACCGTTCCACCAACCGATTTAAAACATCGGAGTTAGTAGTTGTAGCCCCTTTTTTTTGGGGGAAAGAAATGGCTGAACGCAGAATGTTTGCAAAAACTATCATTGATAGCGATGCTTTTTTAGATATGCCATGTTCAACACAATCGCTTTATTTTCACTTATCAATGCGTGCCGATGATGATGGATTTATAAATAACGCTAAAAAAATACAGCGAATGATTGGTTGCGCGGATGATGATTTAAAGATATTGATGGCAAAGAATTTTGTCATACCGTTTGAAAGTGGTGTGTGCGTAATTAAGCATTGGAAGATTCATAACCTTATTCAAAAAGACCGATACAAACCTAGCGTTTACATTGATGAAAAGGCAAAATTATCTTTAAAAAACAATAATGTTTACACAATGGAAACACAATGTTTCCAAGATGTTGCCAAAGTGGAATCGCAGGTTAGGTTAGGTAAGGCTAGTTTAGTTAAGGCAAGTAAACCTATTCGCGCAAATGCGCTTGATGAAGAATTTGAACAATTTTGGTTGGCATACCCAAAGAAAAAAGATAAGCAGAAAGCAAAGCAAGCATGGCTTAAACAAAGACCGCCATTAGATGATGTTTTGTTTGCATTGTCTTGGCAAAGGGAATCTGCTGATTGGAAAAAGGAAGATGGAAAGTATATCAAGCACCCCGAACGGTATTTAAACGCTGGCAGTTGGCAAGATGAACAGCCTGTTATTGATATGAACCCGTTTTAAGGAAACTATATGATTGATTCACATAATTTGTTTGATGATTTGGAATCGCCTGTTTTTACCGAATGGAAAGATATGCCCGAATTTATTCAAGAACAACAAGAACCTTATGCAAAAATAATCGTTAGGTTTGACAGTAAAGAATCAATGCTTGAATTTGCCAATTTAATAAACCAAAAAATAACTGAAAAAACAAAAAGTATTTGGCATCCAAAATTAACCCGTGGTGTTAATTCGGCAAAAATATATGTCAATGAACCCTAATTATCCAATCTATATTGTTTCAAAAGGAAGATGGGAAACAAGATTGACTAGCAAAGCGTTGGAAAAAATGAATGTTAATTATTCAATTATTATTGAAGAAGCAGAATTTGAACAATATGCAAAAGTAATTGATAAATCAAAAATTCTGATATTGCCTAAAAAATATCTTGATGAATATAATACTTGCGATGATTTAGGATTTGCTAGAAGCAAAGGACCGGGTGCGGCAAGAAATTTTGCATGGGAACATTCTATAAAAAACGGTCATAAAAGACATTGGGTTTTGGATGATAACATTGATGATTTTCACCGATTAAATAGGAATTTAAAAGTTCCTGTTAGAAGCGGCGCAACATTTAAAGCGGCTGAAGATTTTGTTGATAGATATGAAAATGTTTATATATCAGGATTTAATTATTATTCATTTTGTAAATCAACTGACAAAGTTGCGCCATTTATTTTAAACACACGCATTTATTCATGTTTGCTTATTCAAAATAACATTCCCTATCGTTGGCGTGGAAGATATAACGAAGATACGGATTTATGTTTGCGTGTTTTAAAAGATGGGTTTTGCACTATTCAATTTAATGCTTTTTTATGTGGCAAAGTAACAACGCAAAGATTGTCAGGTGGCAATACAAAAGAATTTTACAAAAATGAGGGAACATTAAATAAATCACAAATGTTGGCAGATTTACATCCCGATGTTGCTAAAGTTGTTTGGAAGTTTAATAGATGGCATCATCATGTTGATTATTCGCCGTTTAAAAAAAACAAACTAATAAAAAATAAAAATGTAATTATTAAAAATGTTGTTAATAATTATGGAATGATATTAAAGGATAAAAAATGATTGATGCAGATAAATTGGCATTTAAAGACATGATTGTTGCCGTCTTTGCTATTTACAACAAACCACCGCCCGAAAAGGAAATGTTAAGGATTTGGTTTCATAAACTATCACGCTTTGATTTTAGCGTTGTAGCAAAAGCCCTTGATGTATGGACAGACACACCAAACAAGTTGCCACAGCCTGCTGACATTATTGCTTTATGCAAGCCAAGGGAAGATGTTTATTTTGCATTGCCATCGCCTGTTAATTACGCAGAAAACAAAAAGCACATAGAAGAATTAAACACTTTTGTTGCTAAAAAACTCAAACCTAAGACTGACCATAAGGCATGGGCAAAGCGAATAATTGCTAATCCACAGAATTTTCCCGAAATAAGCCTTAAATTTGCCAAGGATGCTTTGCAACATGAAATGGCTTAAATTGGATAATTATTGTTTAAAATCGGGTGAATGGTTTATTGCTAAGTATTACAAAGCGGATAAAACGGTTAAATACGGGCTTTCAAATAAAAACACTAATCATGGTTATTTTGACAGCGCAAAGGAAGCCAAGGAATTGGCTGAAAGGTTAAACGATGACTAAAGACGAAGCATTAAAGATGGCGATTGAAGTATTGGATTTGAATGTAGATTGTGTAAGTGAAAGTAAATGGAAAGAAGCAATCAACGCTTGCAAAGAAGCACTAGAACAACCCCTAACAAGGGATTGGAAACATACCATAGACGAACGCATTGCTAGGGATATTGAGTTTAAAGATGCGCTAGAACAACCAAGATGGCAAGGATTAACGGATGATGAAGATAATGCAATCATTAAAAAAATTTGGATATGGGGCAATGATTTCCCTTATGAAAAATACAGAATTGCTATTGAACAAGCATTAAAGAATAAAAATGGCAAAGTGTAAAGAATGTGGGCAAGAAGCCAAACGGTCATTACCGCAGAACAACCGATTGCATTTATTATTTACTGAAATTGCCGCCAATGTGCCTGCCGCCGATGGGCTTTATCATAACCATCATTGGTGGAAAATAATGTTCAAGGATAGATACCTTGGCTATAATGAATGGAAAACATCAAGCGGCAAAGTAATTACCGAATTAAAATCAACGGCTGATTGCAATGTTGCTGAATTAAACGATTTTATGGCGCGTGTTGAACGATGGGCGGCTGAACACAATATATGGTTACAAGATTAAATGACAAAAGCAGAACGCCAGCATTACGATAAGTTAAGCCAGTTAGGATGTATAGTTTGCCACCGTAAGGGGTTAGGTTATACAATGCCACATATCCATCACATAAGACATGGTGTTGGCATGGCACAAAGGTCGCATTATTTATTAGCAATACCCTTATGCCCTTTGCATCATACTAACGGCGGACATGGCGTTGCATTTCACGCAGGAAAAAAGACATTTGAAGCCAAGTATGGAACAGAATCGGAATTGCTAGAACACACCACAAAGATTTTAAGGGGCGAAATATGAAACAGAATGAATCTAATCAACAGCACTATTTATAAATTAACATTTTTAAAGTAAGGGGAACACCATGAAAGCAGTTGAAGCCGCAGTTAAGCAACTTGTTAGCACATACCGTAGCGTTGTTGAAGATGCACAGCGTTATACACTTGAACCAGCCGATGTAGCAAAAGCA